ATTTTCTTGATCTGCCTGTGGATAACTTTTGACTAAGGGTTTTTACTAATACGGCATGGAATTGATCCGCATCGCAAGGGAACTGGGAACACACCTAAAGGTGTGTGTTCCGTTCCGTTCCCGTTTTGCGCTGTTTTGCCAAGGGAACTGCGTTCCGTTTTTTTCCGTTCCGTTCCGTTGTTACCATTCTCAGCCTGTGGATAAGTCTGTGGATAAGTCATTCAGCGCTCTGACTTTCTGATCATCATGACGCTTGCTTGAGTGTCATCAATCACGATCCAGCCATGCTCAAAGGACTCGATTATTTCGGCCACCAGCATGTCAGCGATGGGTTTTCCTGTCGCGCTTGGCTTGATGTAAACCTTGGCTGAGGACTCGCTCACGTTCATTTTCTGCACCAAGTATTCCATCATGGCCGACCTGCTTAGGTAAGGCAAACCATTGCGTTCTTCGGCTCCTGATGCCCACCATGCGTTCTCGAAAGTCTTGCGGTGGCTGTCGATCTTGCTGTCTTTTTTGGCCAGAATTGGTGCCTGAGCTTGGATGATCACAGCGCTGGTCACTTGCTGGTTGTCTTCGTCGCGCCAGCCAGGGATGGACACTTGTTGCAGCTCAACGTGGATGGTCTCGGCTAGTTCTGCGTCTTTGGACTTGCGCTGCACGATCTGCATGGGCACATTGTCCTTGCCTGGCACGATGCTGATCTCGATGTCCAGAGCGCCTCGCCATGCGCTTGAGCCTCGCGCCCTGTGCTGGGCTTCGTCTGACACGCCTGTGTGGTGCACCAAAATCACTGAGCAGTTGAATTCCTGCATGAGTGCGTTGCATGCGTCCAGCATGGTCTTGGCATCTTGTGCTGAGTTTTCATCGCCTGAGAGGAATCGGTGCAGGGTGTCGACCACGATCACGCTTGGTCTGTCTTTCAGCATCCTTACTTGCTCGACGACTTTGAGGTAGCCGGTCGGGGTGTTGAGGTCGCAGCCATCTTTTGACAGCCACATGGCCAGCTTGCCTGCTTTGTGGTGGTGTTTCCAAGCTGCCACCCTGCCGCGCAGACCGTGGTGGCCTTCACCGGCCAAATACACCACGTTGCCATGCCGGACTTTGTGGCCTGCCCAGTCCTCGGTTCCGCTGGCCATGCGCAGGCACCAGTCGAGCACCACGAATGTCTTGCCGCCACCGCTTGGGCCGTGGACCATCACTAGGGCTTGGGATTGAATCCATCGCTTGACCAGCCAGCTGATGGGGCTGGGTTGAGCGCAGAAGTCATCGGCTGGGATGAGCCAGTCGTCTGCCGGTGGCATCAGCAGGCCTGCCAGATCGTGGCCAGCCTGTGCATAATCGTTGGCATCACCGAGGATCGGAGGCATAACCATGCGTGCACCATACTTGGCACTGGCTTGTTCTGCGTAGCGTTGGCCGACACCAGAGTTGTCATGGTCTGCGACGATCACGATGTCTTGAGTTGCTCCATACATTTCCCTGAGTGTGCCAGTGACCGGCACCAGATTGCTGGCGCTGTAGGCCACCACGACTGGCCTGTCGGTGGTTTCATGGATGGTGGCTGCCGTTGCGAAGCCTTCGGCCACAAACAGTGTGCCAGGCTCATCTAGTGAGCCTACCATCCAGAACTTGCCGCCTGTCTGACCGCCTGGGTGATAGAGCTTGCCGCCTTCGTGGTCGATGTACTGCAAGGTGGCCAGAGTGCCATCGCTGTCGTAGAGTGGCACCACAAGCCTACCGTCTCCTGTGATTCGTGCACCATGAGTTTGAATGCCCTTCTTGGCCAAGTAGGGATGCTCGGCATTTGCTGGGTTTGCCGTTGTCCAGATTTTCTCGACCGTCTCACTGGCCACTTGGTGCTGGCGTTCCAGAGCTGCGTCTCGCAGGGCTTTGGCTTCGGCCAGTCGCTTAGCGTGTGACATTTCCTCGGTCTGCGTGAGTTTTCGTCCTACGTCTGCACGCCATGTCACTTCCATGCCTGCTCGCCAGCAGCCGAACCGACCGGCTGGGATGCCATCACCGAACACCAGATACCAGCCTGGCTTGTCACCGTGGCCAGGTGCGCCTTTGGTGCCTGATTTGAATCTGTGAATCTTGCCATCCATGAGGATTTCCTCTGGTGGCTGAAGGCCTGCCGCACGCATTGCATCAATGAGCTGCGCCTCTGGTGGTGCGACAAGTTTTTCTGGTGGTGGTGCCCAAGGTCCACCGAGCACTTTGGAGAGGTCAGCCATGCGTCACCTTGCGGCTTTCCAAGTAGTTGGACAGCGCCAGCAGGACTTTGTGGGTTGGGTTTGCGTTGGGGTTGTCTCTCACTTGACGGATGGTGTTGTAGTGCACTCCAGTGGCTTCTGCCACCTTGACTGGCATTCGGTCGGAGAGCGCGTCTCGTATCTGCTCTAGGGTCATCATGTTTTTTTCCTTTGTTGAAAATATTTATTGCGATGTGTGGATATTACACTAAAAAATGGTTTATAGTTGCGTTACGCCCAGAACAGATTTCCTGAAGTGGGTGCAAACGTAAAGGAGAGCCAAATGGCTATCAATTTAAAATCGACCGGCAGCTTGTCTGCCAATGGAGTGAAGTTGTTGGTGTACGGCCAAGCCGGTGCTGGTAAGACCACGCTGGTTAAAACCCTGCCCAATGTGATCGTTCTCAGTGCCGAGGGTGGCCTGTTGTCCATTCAGGACGCTGACCTGCCTTACATTGAGATCGCCTCTATGGACGACTTGCGCGAGGCCTTCACATGGGCCAGAGACAGCAAGGAGGCCGCAGGCTTTCAATCGGTGGCGCTTGACTCGATCAGCGAAGTTGCTGAGGTGGTCTTGTCCCATGAGATGAAGAAGTCCAAGGATGGCCGCGCAGCATATGGCGAGATGAACAGCACCATGCAGGAGTTGATTCGCGCCTTCCGCGATCTGCCTGGCAAGCATGTCTACATGTCGGCCAAGCTGGAAAAGTCAACCGACGAGATGGGCAAGATGCTCTACAACCCAGGCATGCCTGGCAAGAGCCTGACACAAGGCCTGCCTTACTTCTTTGATGAAGTGCTGGCGCTTCGTGTCGAGCGTGATGCCGAAGGTGTGACCCAGCGTGCATTGATGTGTGACTCTGATGGCCTCTGGCTGGCCAAGGATCGCTCTGGAAAGTTGGAGGCTTGGGAAGCGCCTGATCTGGGTGCAATCATTGCCAAGATCGGAGGCAAAGCATGACCGCCAAGGTATTGCCCAATGACATGAACGAGTTGGCCAGCATGTGGCTGGCTTCTAAGAAGCAGGAAGAAGATGCAACAGCGGATCGACGCGATATTGAGGACCACATCAAGAAGCTGGCAACCATTGCCGAAAACCTTGAAGGCACAGAGACCGTTGAGCCTGGTCGATACGAGATCAAGATCGTTGGCCGCATCGACCGCAAGGTCGACGGAGACAAGGTGCAAGAGCTTGCCGCTGAGTTTGGTCTGACCGATCACTTGGCCAAGTTGTTTCGCTGGAAGCCTGAGATCAACATGGCCATCTGGAAGGCAGCAGACGAGTCCATCACCAAGCCGCTTGCGGCTGCAATCACGGCCAAGCCTGGCCGCCCATCTTTCAAAATTATCCCCAAGGAGTAAATCATGGCTTTTTTAAACGAAGAATTCAACGTCAACGAACTGCCCCAAGGCAATGGCAACTTTGAGCCGCTGCCTGCTGGCTGGTACACCGCCACCATCTCTCAGTCTGAGTTGAAGGCAACCAAGGCTGGCAATGGTCAGTACATCAAACTGCGCTATGACATCACTGGCCCGAGCCACCAAGGTCGTGTGGTGTTTGGCAACTTGAACATCAAGAATGCCAATCCCAAGGCCGAGGAGATTGGTCGCCAGCAGCTCGGAGACATCATGCGTGCGATTGGCTTGGCCAAAGTGACCGACACCGATCAGTTGATTGGTGGCCAGATTGCCATCAAGCTGGAGGTCAAGGAGGACGCGCAGTACGGTGCAAGCAATGAGGTCAAGGGCTTCAAGTCTGTGTCTGGCAGTGCAGCGCCAGCTGCCAATGTGCCGCCCTTTGTGAAGCAGGCTGAGGCTGCTCAGGCAGCGACTGCCAAGGTTGCACCGCCTTGGGCTAAGAAGTAAGAAAAGAAAAGCCCAGGCCGGCTAGGAACCCCCGACCCGAAGCCTGGGCATAAAGTAGCAACTACAAAGGAGAACCACATGAAGATTCCCGAGTCAGAGCATAACATTCAGGCGTTGATTGACAAGCACCATGAGGCCATTGCCGAGGTGCCGCGCCCACACCTTGGAGCCAGTACGCTTGGCCATGTGTGTGATCGGTGGCTGTGGCTGTCTTTCCGCTGGGCTGTGCAGCCGAGCTTTCCTGGTCGAATCCTGCGCTTGTTTAGGCGTGGCCACCAAGAGGAAGCCAACATCATCAGCGACCTGCGTGCCATTGGCATCGATGTGCGCAAGGTGTCTGCCCAGCACCGTGTTGACTTTGGCAGCCATGTATCTGGCAGCATCGATGCGATCATCGACAAGGGTGTGCCAGAAGCGCCCAAGTCAAAGCACATTGCCGAGTTCAAAACCGCATCCAAAAAAGCATTTGATGATCTGGAGAAGAATGGTGTGGAGAAGTCCAAGCCTGAGCACTTTGTGCAGATGCAGGTCTACATGGCAGGCACTGGCATCGATCGTGCGCTGTACTTGACCGTCTGCAAGGATGATGACCGCATCCACACCGAGCGCGTGAAGTTCGACAAGGATGTGGCAGGCAAGGCCATCGAGCGTGGCCAGCGCATTGCTTTAACCGACCGCATGCCTGAGCCGATCAGCTCGGATGCGAGCTGGTATCAGTGCAAGTTCTGCGATGCGCATGAGTTCTGCCACCAGTCCAAGACCACCAAACATGTGAACTGCCGCACCTGCGCTTTGGCCACAGCGATGCCTGACTCGACTTGGCACTGCGCCAAGTGGGATGCTTCGATTCCTTTGGATTCACAGCGCACTGGTTGCGAGTCGCATGTCCTGCATCCCGATCTGGTGCCTTGGCAGCGCAAGGATGGTCCTGACGAGTTCACCGCTGTGTATGAGATAAATGGCGTGAATCTGGCCAATGGCGATCCTGAGCAGGAAGGCGTTTGGGGTAGCAAGGAGTTGCTGGCCAATGCCGAGGCCTGCGCCAGCGGTGATCCTTTGATTGCTGAGATGCGCAAGGACTTTGGTGGAAGGATTGTGGGATGAAGAAACTTGTAATCTCATTTAGTGGTGGACGAACGTCTGGCTATATGACAAAGAAAATTCTTGACACCAAGTCCAATGAGTACGACATCAAAGTTATCTTTGCCAATACCGGCTTTGAAAATGAAGCCACACTTCAATTTGTCCACGACTGCGACACGCACTTTGGATTCAATACTGTGTGGCTTGAAGGGGTAACAAATCCAGAGTATGGCGCTGGCATGACTCACAAAGTTGTGACATTTGAAACGGCCAGCCGACTTGGTGAGCCATTTGAGGAGATGATTCAAAAGTATGGCATTTCTAACTTGGAGGCTCCTCACTGCACACGAAACCTCAAGCGAGTTCCAATTCAGTCGTATTTAAAGTCAGTTGGATGGGGAGTCAGGGACTACGACTTGGCTATAGGAATCCGAACAGATGAGTTGCGTCGAGTCAAAGATGACAAAAGTCGCAGTGTGGTTTACCCACTTGTAGACTGGTTCCCTTCCGATAAACAAGATGTGCTCGACTGGTGGGAAGACCGGGAGTTTGATTTGCAATTGCTTGAGCACCAAGGAAACTGCAAGACGTGCTGGAAAAAAAGTTTTGCCAAGTTGATGAAGCTGCACGATGAAGACAGATCGCAGTTTGACTTCTTTGAGCGCATGGAAGAAAAGTATCCACGAGTTGGTGCTGAGTTTGCAAAATACAACGATGCACCAGACTGTGTGTTTTTTCGTGGTCGCACATCAATCAAGACTTTTAGATTGATGGCCTTGAATCACAAAGACATGATGGCCAGAGCGCCAACACAGCTTGATCTGTATTCCGATGGTGGCTGTTCAGAATCCTGCGAACTTTATGAGACGGAATGAATATGCTGCGTGACTACCAACAGCGCACCATCGACGAGCTGTACCGATGGTTTGAGGCTGGCAATGCTGGCAACCCATGCCTAGTGCTGCCGACCGGCTCAGGCAAGTCGCACATCGTGGCTGCGCTGTGCAAGGATGCTTTGCAGAACTGGCCAGAGACTCGGGTGCTCATGCTGACCCATGTCAAGGAGCTGATCGAGCAGAATGCCGAGAAGATGCGTCAGCATTGGCCTGGTGCACCGATGGGCATTTACAGCGCCAGCATTGGCCAGAAAGACTTGAGCGAGCCGATCACGTTTGCTGGCATCCAGTCTGTGCGCACCAAGGCCGGTGCACTTGGCCACATCGATCTGGTGATCATCGACGAGTGCCACTTGGTCAACCACAAGGACGAGGGTGGCTACCGCAAGCTGCTTGGCGAGTTGAAGGCCATAAATCCGCACCTGCGCGTGATTGGCTTGACCGCCACGCCTTACCGCTTGGGGCATGGCCTGATCACCGACAAGCCTGCGCTGTTTGACGATCTGCTGGAGCCTGTCAGCATCGAGGAGCTGGTGTTCAAGGGTTATCTGGCCACGTTGCGCTCGAAGGTCACCAAGGCCAAGCTGGATGTGAGTGGCGTGAAGAAGCGTGGCGGTGAGTTTATTGAGTCCGAGTTGCAGGCCGCTGTGGATACCGACGACAAGAATCAGGCTGTGGTGCATGAGGTCATGGCCTTGGCTGGTGAGCGCAAGGCGTGGCTGTTCTTTTGTGCTGGTGTGAAGCATGCCGAGCACGTGGCAGAAGTCCTGCGTCAGCAGGGTGTGACTGCTGAGTGCGTGACTGGCGAGACACCAAAGAAAGAGCGTGAGCGTATGCTGGCCGACTTCAAGGCAGGCCGTGTGCGTGCACTCACCAATGCAAATGTGCTGACCACAGGTTTTGACTATCCAGACATCGATCTGGTGGTGATGCTGCGCCCGACCATGAGCGCCAGTTTGTATGTGCAGATGGCAGGCCGTGGCATGCGCGTGAAGTCGCACACCGATCACTGTTTGGTGCTCGACTTTGCTGGTGTGGTCGAGTCGCATGGTCCGATCACCAATGTACAGCCACCAAAGAAGGGTGGCGATGGCAATGGCGAGGCACCAGTCAAGGTGTGCGATCACTGCGGTGAGCTGGTGCACATCTCGGTGATGGTTTGCCCTTCATGCGGTGAGCAGTTTCCTGAGCCTGTCAAGAAGTCGATGGTGCTGCGCAACGACGACATCATGGGTCTGGATGGCCAAGAGCTAGAGGTGACAAGCTGGACATGGCGCAAGCACATTAGTAAGGCCTCTGGCATTGAGATGCTGGCCGTGACCTACTACGGAGGCCTGAGTGACACACCAATCACCGAGTACTTGCCAATCATGCATGAGGGGTATGCCGGTCAGCGTGCGATGAGCCAGCTGCTGAGTATTGCCAACAGCGCCAGCATTGTGCCTGGTGGTCTGAATGTGAAGACGATGGAGGACATGGTGCAGAACATGAACAATGCCACGCCACCGGAGTGGATCGAGTATCGCAAGGACGGAAAGTTTTTTAGGGTAATGAAAAGGAGCTGGGAATGACAGTTGAAGAACAAATGAGCAGGATGCACAAATTGAAAGTTTGTGATGTGTGCAGTCGAGAGGCTGACCCAATGGGTGGTGTCAATGTGCGCACCAAGTGGCATTGCGCTCGATGCTGGGTGAAGCTGATGCAGCGGGGTAGCAAGTCATGAACCGACCACCAGAGCCACAATTTTTGGTTGATTATCGCGAGTGGATCAAGGCTGGCCCACCAAAGTGCTGCCACACCTGCGAGATGTACGGCAACGATGGCCTGTGCACCGAGTTCTTCATGACACCACCTGCCGAGTTTGCTGCCGAGGTGGATGCCTGCCCTAAGTGGGAGCCAGAATGTCCGTTCTAGGCCGTATTCCAACCGAGCACGAGGAGCAGCGCGAGCTGGTGCGCTGGTTTCGCCAGACTTGGCCAGGCGTGCGTATCTTTGCCATTCCCAATGGTGGCGCTCGCAGTCCAGCCACCGCTGGTCGCTTGAAGGCCGAGGGTGTGTCTTCTGGCGTGCCTGATCTGTTCATCCCTGCCTGGGGGCTTTGGGTGGAGATGAAGCGCACCAAGGGTGGCAGCCTGAGTGCCGAGCAGAAAGACTGGATTGCCTATCTTGAAAGTGTGAGATTCTGTTGTATAGTGGGAAAAGGTGCTGATGATGCCAAGGGCAAACTTCAGGCCTTTTTCAATGAACAGAAGGACAAACTATGACCACCAAAATCAAAGATCGCTACATGACGATCAGGCTGCCTGCCGACATTGAGATTGAGTTGCGCAAGATGGCCGAGCGCAACACGCGCACTTTGGCCGCGCAGA